CAAAAGAAACAAGAAAAAGATCAGCAGTTTGCAATGACGCAAAAACAAATGGATGCTCAAACAAAAATGCAGGTGCAACAAATGCAATCGGAACAAGAGGTGAGAAAAATACAAATGGAGGCTCAAGTTCAAATGCAAGCCAAACAAGCTGAAGTTGCTTTTGATATTGAAAGACTTAAAAATGAAGCAATGTTGAAGCGAGAATTGATGCAGGTAGAATTTGATTTTAACATGCAGTTAAAAGGCAGAGAAGAGCAAGCAATAGACAAAAGAGAAAAAGAAAGAGAAAAAGCTAAAAATAAACGAATCAGCCAAGCTAATACTGAACAATCTCAATTAATACAACAAAGAAAAAACAATTTACCTCCAATTAGTTTTGAGTCTAATGAAGATACTCTAGATGGCTTTGACTTAGCTGAATTTGAACCCAGATAATGTTTGAAAATTTTAACATTGAAAAGTATAAAAAAATTTCTTTTCCTAAAGATAATTCTTTAAGAACACTAGGTGAAATAAAAAGATTAAAATTAATGCCACTAAACAAAACGCTGCCATTTAAATATGATAATATAATGAATGTATTTCAAAATATTTTTTCATATAGAATTGAGTCTTTTCCATACCGACTAGTAGAAAAATTGTTAGACGAATCTGAGCCAATAATTAAAAAAATTAAAAATTATCACAATAGACCAAGGCCTAATGTTAATGCAAAAAATTTCAAAATTGACTTAGATTATTTAAAAATGAAAAGTGCTCAAACCCCAGCTTTTCCATCGGGGCACTCAGCACAATCAAAATTAGTAGCACTTGCGCTCACAAACATGTACCCACATTTAAAAAAAGATTTTGATAAAGCAGCTGAAAATATATCTAACAGCAGAATAGTTGCAAGAGTGCATTATGAGTCAGATAAGGTGGTTGGTGAAAAACTTGGACAAGATCTTTATAACCATATAAAGGATCTTAAATATATTTAGAATTATTGTTTAACTTTGTAAAAAATTAAATCAAATGGAAATTAAAGTAAGAGATTTAGGTGAATTAGAATCTAAATCAACACAAGAAATAGAAAAAGAACTACTTGAAAAACATGAAGCTCAACAAGAAGCCCAAGAAAATGTGGAGCCAAAAGATGAGATGGATCGTGTAAATCTTCAAGAAGCACCGACTCAAGAAGAAAAAGTAGAAGAAGAAAAAGTTGAAGAACCTGTTGCTGCGCCCGTAGAGGCTGCTGCTCCAGAAATGTCAGAAACTGACGTTCTTTCATATATTGCAAACAAATACGGTGAAGAAGTAACTTCACTGGATGACTTCATAGTAAAGCGAAATTCATCAGAAGAATTACCTGAAGATGTAAAAGCTTACTTTGAGTACAAAAAAGAAACAGGAAGAAGTATTGATGATTTTGTAAAATTACAACAAGATTATGATGACATGAATCCTGATTCTTTACTTGCTAGTTATTATTCTGTAACTGAAGAAGGATTAGACTCCGAAGATATTCAATATCTAATGGATGATAAATTTGGGTTTGATGAAGATCTAGATGATGAAAAAGAAAAAAAGAAAAAACAATTAGCAAAAAAAAGAGAACTATCTAAAGCTAAGAAATATTTTAAAGAGCAGAAAGAAAAATACAAGCTACCTCTTGAGTCAAGAGAGGCTGTTTCTGAAAGCAATAAAAAGGAAATCGAAGCATATAGAAAGTACATAGAGGATAGTGCTGCATACGAAAAAGATGCGGCAAATAAGCTACAGTGGTTTAAAGAAGAAACTAATAAAGTCTTTAATAAAGATTTCAAAGGTTTTGAGTTTGTTATTAACGATAAGAAAATTTCTTATTTACCTGGATCTGTAGAGGATGTTAAATTAAGTCAGTCGTCTATTGAAAATTTTATCCAAAGATATGTTGACGATAGAGGATTGGTAAAAGACACCGCTCAGTATCATAGGGCTTTATCTATGGCAATGAATCCTGATAAGTATGCCAAGTTCTTTTACGAGCAAGGCAAAGCTGATGCAGTAGAAAATATATCTAAAAAAACTAAAAATATAAATATGGATATAAGGTCTACACCTCAGGTTACAACAAAATCCGGATTCAAAGTAAGATCTTTAAATCAAGATTCAGGTCGTGGTCTAAAGATTAGAAGTATAAAAAAGAGTAATTAATAACAATTAAAAATTTAAAATTATGCCAGGTTCAGTTCAGGCTACCCCCACATTTGCTTTACAGCCAAGTGCGGAAAGAGTAGCCGTTCAGTCAAACTACATAACTAATTTTAACTTCTTGAATCAGTATCTACCTGATACTTATGAAAAGGAGTTTGAAAGATACGGGAATAGAACAGTGGCCGCATTCTTAAGAATGGTAGGCGCTGAAATGCCTTCTAACTCTGACCTTATTAAATGGGCAGAGCAAGGAAGATTACACACTAAATACACTAACGTAACTTCAGGTGCAGCAGCAGCTCAAGATACAGCTACTTTAACAGTAAATGACGTACTTGTACCAGGTACAGGCGGTATTGCTATCAGAGTAGGTCAAACATTTATGTTATCTGACAGCTCAATTGGTTCTACAAACAGTAACAAAGGTATCGTTACTGCAGTAAACTATGCCGCAGGTACTATTGATGTTGCATACTACGAAGCAGGTGGTCAGACAATGGCTGCAGGTGTACAGTGTTCATTATTTATTTATGGTTCTGAATTCCAAAAGGGATCAGTTGCTATGGAAAATTCATTAGAAGCTGACGACGTTATCTTCCAGAATAGCCCAATCATTATCAAAGATCTTTACGAAGTATCTGGTTCTGATATGGCTCAGATTGGATGGATCGAAGTTACTACTGAAAACGGAGCAACAGGATACTTATGGTATTTAAAATCAGAGCATGAAACAAGATTAAGATTCGAGGATTACCTAGAAACAGCTATGGTGGAAGCAGTTCCAGCAGAAGCAGGTTCAGGTGTGGCAGCTATCGCAGCTGGTGTAGCATCAGGAGCAGGTAACAAAGGATCTGAAGGATTGTTCTATGTATTAGGTCAAAGAGGAAATGTTTGGGGCGGTGGAATTCCAGCGGCTTTAGCAGACTTTGACGCTATCATTCAGAGATTAGATAAGCAAGGTGCTATCGAGGAAAATGTATTATTCTTAAACAGAGAATTTTCTTTTGACGTTGACGACATGTTAGCTGCACAAAATTCATATGGTGCAGGTGGTAGCTCTTACGGATTATTTGATAATGACGAAGAGATGGCTTTAAATTTAGGATTCTCTGGATTCAGAAGAGGTTATGATTTCTACAAAACAGATTGGAAATATCTTAACGATCCTACTATGAGAGGTGATATTGTTGGAGGAAAAATCAATGGTGTACTTGTACCAGCTGGTTCTACTTCAGTATACGATCAAATCTTAGGTAAGAACGCTAAGAGACCATTCTTACACGTAAGATATAGAGCTTCTGAAACTGAAGATAGAAGATATAAAACATGGATTACTGGTTCTGCTGGTGGCGCTGCTACAACTGGAACAGACGTAATGCAAGTTAACTTCTTATCAGAAAGAGCGCTTTGTACTTTAGGTGCAAACAACTTCTTCTTATTCCAAGATGCGTAATAAGTAGTTTTATAATATCAAGGGGTGCAAGTCACCCCTTAGATATTTTTTATAAATTTTAAATTAAATCAAATGAAAAAAAATAAAAAAGTATACGAGGATAAAGTATACAGACTCACCAGAGATGCAGCACCTCTTTCATATATGCTGTCATCAAAACATACAAAAAGAAAAGCCCTACTATACTTCGACGAAGAAACAGGAATTAATAGAGCTTTACGTTATGCTAGAAATCAAAAATCAATCTTTGAAGATGAGCAGGATGGTAATGCAATATTAGAGCCTATTATATTTGAAGAAGGAATGTTGAGGGTTCCAAGACAAAACCAAATTTTACAAGAATTTTTAAAACTTCATCCAGGTAATGGTAATGTTTTTTACGAAGTAAACAATGAGCAAGATGCTGCTGAAGCCATGGAAGTAATGAACTTTGAATTAGAAGCTCAAATCGCTGCACGTGATTTAAGCCTTTCTAAGCTCGAAAGTATTTCTAGGGTAGTATTAGGTATGCGAGCAGATAAAATGACCACAGCAGAGCTTAAAAGAGATATTATGGTGTTTGCCAGAAGAGATCCCCAAGAATTTTTAGATTTAATTAATGATCCAATGGTTGAGCTTCAAGATGAAGTAGTTAAAATGTTTAGCGCAACTTTGTTACAAATGAGAAATAAAAACAGAGATGTATATTTTAATTTGAAGAAAAACAAAACTAAAATGCTTACGGTTCCTCACGGCGAAGAAGTATCGTTTATTGTTGCTTCTTATTTTCAGACTGATGAAGGCGTAGAGTCTTACAAGCTGCTAAAGAAAATGCTAGAAAAATAAAAGGGCATAACCTCGAATAAATCAAAACGTATTTTTTTTATGTATCTTTGTATAAATACTAGATACAATGATAAACGAAGTACGAAATGCTGTAATGGCTGTGATAAATAAAAACAACTACGGGTACATTTCTCCCAGTGATTTTAATTTATTTGCAGAACAAGCCCAGCTTGATATATTCGAGGATTATTTTTATTTATACAACAATCAATTAAATGCTGAGGTTGTTCGTAAATCTGGAACCGGCTATGCTAATATTACAAAAGGTATTGTTGAAGTAATTGATAGTTTTTCAGTAAATACTTTTTTAAGTCAAGTAAATGCTAATACATACAGTTTACCTAGTGATTATTATTTAGTAGATAAAATATTTTACTACTCAAACGTACTAACGTCAGGGGTTTCAGACGCCTCTGGAGGTGCATTTGATCTTACAGACATTGATCAGACTTTTCAAAGTACAGTTCAGATTGGAAACCTAGTGGTTAACACGACAGACAAAACACAAGCTTTTGTTACAATAGTTGCAAGCAACAAACAAATTCGTTTAAGTGAAGATATTTTAAGCACTGCAGGAAAAAATTATGTTATTTACTCAAACACTCACATAAGAGAAGTAGAAAGAGTTACACAAAATAAAATATTTTATCTAACCAATTCTAATATTGCTGCTCCAACTACAATGTTCCCAGCATATGTATTAGATAGCGCAACTGGAACGGCATTAGGAAATACAGTTACCGTTTAT